GAAACAGCAAGTGGTGTATCAGAGAGAGGTTATATCTTACATCAACCTGGTGAATATTTTAATATAGGGAAGCTGCATTTTTATCATGGACATCATTTTGGTGGACAATATCATACAGCTAATCACTTAAGAAAACTTGGTGTTTCAATTATGTACGGACATTATCATTCTATGCAAATGATGAGCACTACGGGCTTAAATGGGCCTATAGAAGCTTGGAGCATAGGATGCTTAAAAAATATGTCCTCAGAAGAAAATAAATGGCTTAAAGGAAGACCTCATCAATGGGTTCATTCTTTTGCTATCGTTGATTATTACGAAGGAGATAGTTTTAGCGTTACTCCTGTCAAGATAGTAAATGGAAGAGCAACATTATGGGGATACACATTGAAGGGATAGAAAATGTATACATATTCATATTTATTGTCCTCATTGGACAAGGATGGCAATACATTGAGAAAAACTACTTGGACAGCTACAGTTGCCCAGCATACTGTAAAGTGGACCACGACCACGACATGGAAATAAGTGGACGTTTTACAGATACTAGAGAACTACGGGATACCTGTAGTAGTAGCGATAGTCTTCGGATATTTCATCTGGAAACAGAATCAGTGGATTCAGAATGAGCTTGTCGAAGAAATTGAAACAAACGATAAACGCCTGGAAGATATTATTATTAAACTTATCGACCAGCAAAAAAAAGTGCAGCTAGAACTTAAACACATGAGAGGCTATATGGAGGCTATCAAAGATATAATGGTTCAACTGCAAAAGGAGAAAAAATAAAATGGCACAAGGAATAGGAAAAGGCTTTGGAGCTTTAGTAAAAGCACTAGGCAATTCAATGAAAGACGATAAAGGCTTGTTTCAAGGTGGAGAACAAGGACGTTCTTTTGGGCGTATAAAAGACGCTTTAGGAGTAGCTTCTAGAGACGAGTTTGGAAATAAGATTACTCAAGAAAATATGATGCAAGATACTAGCGCACAAGATGAACTTTATGGACAGGCTAGAAGTTTTGCTGAGAATCTTAATACTCAGGATAACGAAGAAGTTTTAGAGATGCAAAATATGTTAAATCAGCTTGGTATTAAAGATGCTGAAGGTAAAACTTTAAAAGCAGATGGAATACTTGGCGGAAAAACATTACATGCTTTAAGACAATTACAAGGAGTTGACACAGAGCCAAGTGATATGTATCAAGAATCTTATGAATACGAGCCAGGAAAAGCTCCTAGTGGACCAACAGGTATTGTAGATGAACCTACAGAAGGTGAATCAGTTTTAATGGGTAAACCTCAAGGCAATACTGGTAGGTCTTGGCAAGATTGGTTATTCAAAGGAGCTGGTGGTATAATGAATGAAAGATTTCGAAGCGCAGCAGAAAATATTCCTAAAAATTTTGATAAATGGAAAGCTTTAACGGGCGTAGGAGGGGGAAATAGTAGAATGAGCCTAAGAGAGCAGATGGAGTTAAATAAGAAGATTAATGAGTAATGCCTAAACAGGTTTATAAAATACAGCGTTTTGATGGAGGTTTAAACAATAACTCTGACCCAAGAGATATTGGAGAAACACATTTAGCTGCAATTACTAATTTCTCTATAGATAATCTTGGCAAATTAACTATTGGTCAAGAATTAAAAGATGAGACAGCTGTTACTTGTGTTAATACTAATTCTTTTAATTGGTTTCTCCCTTTTAGTTCAGATTATACAGGTTTAAATGGAGCAGCTACATCTTTGGGAGCTACTAATTATATTGCTTATGCAAGTGCTAGCGCAGACATTAAAATTGCAAATGAAGATTTTAGTCAAATAAGTTCTGCTTATACGATTACAAATTTATCAGGACCTATATTTTATTGGGTAAATGGTGCATTAAGAATATATGATAGTTATATGGCAACTTCAACAACTTATGCTGGTGGTAATTGGCTGGGATATATTCCTGCAAGAACTTTAGGCACAGGTATAGCTTCTATGAGTAATTCTATTAGTGCAGGATGGTATAGGGCGACTGCATCATTAAAAGGTGCATTTCCAACATATACAGCAAATGATAATCAGGGTGATTTATGTCAAAATGCATTATTAGTTAATACACAAGACCATGAAACTTATGCTTCTGCTGGACCTACAGGGTCTAAAGCTTGGAGTCTGCAAAATGATAGGGTTGGCACCTATATTGTTGCAACAGGAACTCCATTAGCTGCAGCTAGAGCTAATAGCGGTATGCATTGGGGATTTGCTATGGAGTTTGATACAGGTGCTAATGATAGTGGTTATTGGATGCCAGATTCAAATACTAATTATAGATTTCAAATAACTACTATGTATGATGACCATACTCAAGAAAGCTCTCCTCAAATATTACAACATTGGGTTGATGGAGATTTAGCTGGAGGGTCTTCTGATATAAACTATCTTGGAAGTAATCCAGATGCACAGATAAAGTTTTGTCCTGCTGGAGCTGTTGGAAGTGCAGGTACTAACAGTACTAATAAAGCGAGTGGTACTTCAGGAGAAAATGTTTCAGTATGGTTTAAGCCCTATATTAAATGGAATTATTTAGCTGATACTACTAAGTTTAATTTTGGAGCATCTTCAATAGGTGAAGTTGGAGATAATGGTAATAAACGTATTAGTGGTGTCAA